TTGCAGATAAACAAGGCTGTTAATATGATGGGTTCGGGTGACGACGGTAGAGTTGAAGCAAAACAGGTCGAATTGCCCGTTGCTGGTAGGTTAGAATTTCTCAAAATGCTGAGAAAAGATATATTTCATTTTGGTATGGGAGTAGATACTGATAGTGACAAATTTGGCAATGCCCCATCTGGTGTGAGTTTGAAATTTCAGTACACACTGCTAGACCAAAAAGCTGGCAATATGATAGCAAAATTGCGAAAAGTCATAAAAGAATTGTTGTGGTTTGTGACAGAAGATTACAACAGCAAACATAATACAGCGTACGATGCAAATAACATACAAATTGACATTAACAAAAATATCATTACAAATGATGTTGAAATAGTGAATATGATACAAGCTAGTAAGGGCATTGTTTCAGACAAAACCCTACTTGCAGTGCACCCTTTTGTTAGCGATGTCAATGCTGAAATGCAAGAAATAGAGGCACAAGAACAAAAGTCAATAGAAAAGTTTGGAAATGAAATGTTGAAATATGATGAATAATGTGCTATATTGAATATAGCAGTCATGACGGAGTGGCTCCACCCTCTACAAAAAGGGAAGGGGGTGGTGCTATGGATACATACCAAGTGTTAACACTTTTGTTACTTTCTGGTAACTTTCTCATAGCGTTACTTACCTACATCGATAGGCATAAGTAATAAAATAAAACTACCCGTCAACGCTCCAACGCTCGGGTAGTTTTATGCAACGAGTAGAGGGCGTCCACTTCGTTGGTGACTGCTCCCTTTTGTAAATAAATTATAACACATTATTATCTATTTTGTAAAGCACTTGTTGAGTGCTTTTTTTTATGCAGAAAATTTTTCGCAAGAAAGCGAAAAACCGCTCATACATTTAACATTCGAGTTGCTCCTGCGTTACTTTGTCAACGCTGGGTCGCAACTCTTATAAGCGTTAAATGTATTCGCTAATGAGGTGATAATAATGGAGTATGACTACTGGGACGAACGATTTTTATTATTAAATGAAATGCTTTTGCAACAGGGGGAGGAATATGCCCAAAATGCCGCTAGGGCTTATATGCTTGCTATGCTGGAAATTGAAAAGGATATTAATCATTTTTATGCCAGATTTGCCAATGAAAACAGTATGACATACCAGCAGGCAAAACAGTTGTTGACAAGCGAGCAAAGACAAGCATTTCAAATGGAATTAGAGGAATACATAGCATACGGACAGCAAAACAATTTAGATGATGTGTGGATAAAAAAGCTAGAAAATGCGAGTACAGTTCACAGAATAACCCGTTTGCAGGCAATACAGTATCAGCTACAGCAACAAGTAGAAAAACTAGAAGCCCAAAAAATAAAGGGCATTACAGAAACACTCAAAAACATCTACAAAGAAGGGTATTACCGCACAGCTTACGAAATACAAAAAGGCACTGGCATAGGGCAAGCATTTTCTAAAATAGACGAAAATAAAATTGATAAAGTGTTAGCAAGGGCTTGGGCTCCCGATGGTAAAAACTTTTCTGAAAGGGTATGGGGTACAGATAGGACACAACTGATTTATCAGCTACAAACACGATTTACACAGGGCATTATAAGGGGCGAAGGCTCTCAAAAAATCATAAAAGATATGTCAAAAGCACTGTATAGTTCACGAAAAGCCACAGAAAGGCTTGTGTTAACAGAAAGTGCCTTTGTTGCGTCTGCGTCCAGAAAAGATACTTACGAGAATTTAGGAGTAAAACAGTACAAAGTGCTTGCGACACTGGATATAAAAACAAGTGAAATGTGTCGTAAAATGGACGGAAAAATATTTGACTTAAAAGACTACAAAATAGGGCTTACTGCTAACCCTTTTCACCCAAGATGTAGAAGTACCACAGTACCAAACATAGATAGTAAATACATACAAAATCAGCAAAGAGCCGCAAGAAATAAAGAGGGTAAAACTTATTACGTCCCTTCTGATATGACATATGAACAGTGGCATAAAACTTATGTAGAAGCCGACCCCGAATGGCTGTTACAGGAGAAAAAATATCAAAATAAGAGTGCTGATAAAAAACAGTATGAAAATTATAAAATGGTTCTGGGTAAAAAGGAAGTCGGAAGTTTTGACAATTTCCAAAATATGAAATATGGAGATAGTGAAAAATGGGATAATCTCAAGCAAAAAGTGAAAGAAAAAAGAAAAATTGTACCAAAAGCTATTGATGAAGCAAACAGTTCAGACTATAATAAAATTAAAACACAACAACAGTTACAAGCAAGAGCAGAAGAAATGGCAAAAATAGCCCAAGAATATACGATAACTCCATCAAAATGGAGTGGCAAAATTATTGTTAATAATGATTTAATTGATAATGATGCTGTTGGTCAAAAAGAATGGAATTGTGATATTACAGTAGTAGATTATGCTACTGATGGGACATTATTACATGAGTTACTTCATTCTCATTCCGTTAGCCATTATAATATGTCAATATATATTCATAATCAATTTATAGAGGAAGCTTCTACCGAATTTTTGCAGCAACAAATTTGTAAAACAAGAAAAATTTTATTTGAACCATCATATGAAGAATTAACAAGAGTATTGCAGGCTCTTAATAATTATTTTCATTATGGTACAGATTTAGAATTTGCAAAAGAATTATTTTGCGTTCCATTACCAGACAGATATGAATGGTTAAGAAATAAAGTTAGTAAAAGTTTAAAAGAACAAAAAGTTTCATTTAATGACTATAGTGATGTAATGAAATTTGTAAGTCAATTAGAAGGTGGTATGTTTGAATGACAAAAGGCGAGGAATTACTACAACGTTTTTTAAATGGTGGAATGAATATTAAAGAAGTTTTGGAATATAAAAAAGAGGTAGATAAATTTTTTCAATCAGATGCACCTAAAGAAGATAAAAAAAAGCTTAGTGGTTATATGGAAACATTGAATATAGTGTGTAGTGGTATAAAAGAAGGATTACTAAAAGAAGATGATTTGAAGAATTTAAAACCAAAACAAAAACGTAATTTTGAAGTTCCAGAATTTTTAAAGTAAAAATTGGAAAGTAATGTTTAAAATAAATGACCTAACTTTCTAAATGTAATATTTTAAAGGGCTATATTATTTATATTTGACCTGAACAAGTCATAAAACTGTTCTTTTTTTTATGCTCAAAAATATTAAGGTATTTTTTTTCGCAAGAATGCGAAAAACCATTCGTACATTTGACATTCGAATTGCTCCTGCGTTACTTCATCAACGCTATGTCGCAACTCTCATAAGCGTCAAATGTACTCACTAAGGAGGTGTAGCAAATGGGTGAGATACGCTCCACAATACAACTTGCAAATGGTATGACACCAGCATTACAGAGCATTACAAATGCTTTAAATATGACAATAAGCCATTTCGAGCAAATGCAAAGGGTATCAAGGAATAGTATTGATGTTACGGGTTTTGAAGCAGCTAGGGCTGAAATCAGAAATGCTGAAGCGACTATTGTGGAAATGGAAGAAGCTTTGACAGGATTTAGCAGAAGTGGTGCGGAAGTTGCAAGAAGCTATGATGATGTGGGTTTAGCAGCAAATGGTGCATTGCAAACAATACAGCAACAGCAAAATACAATAGCAGGATTGGCGGGGGCATCTGAAACTGCATTACAGCAAATGACAGAAGCAATACAACAACAGACAAATAGCATATTGACAATGTCTGAAGCAATGCAACAGTTTATGAATAGAGCAAGTGAAAGTTCACAAAGACAAACACAACAAACGCAACGCCAAACAGAAGGAACCCGTCGACAAACACAAGAAACACAAAGGCAAACACGTGAAAGACAACGACAAACGCAAGAAACACAAAGGCAAACGGAAGAAACACAAAGACAGACACAACGTGTGACATTACTTAGGAGGATTTTTCAGACAATGACGACACCGATAAGAGGGGCAGCACACGCCGTTTCTGTTTTAGGAAGGGAATTGACAGGGGCAAACAGTGCTGCAAATGGACTAATGGGGACATTAAAAAGCATTGCAGGTATGTATTTGTCATTTCAAGGCATTAAATTTGCTGGGGATTTGTCTGATAATGTGACATCGGTGTTATCACGATTGAATATGATAAGTGACGGATTAAGGACTACACAACAGTTATCAGATGTGATAATGAAATCGGCTTTTGAAAGCGGTGCAGGGTATTTGGACACCGCCGAAGCTATCGCTAAAATGGGTTTAAATGCTGGTTCGGCTTTCACAAGTAATGATGAATTGATAGCGTTTATGGAGCAGATAAACAAGACTTTTGCTATAGGTGGTGCGTCGGCAGTAGAACAGTCTAATGCTATGGTACAGTTGTCACAAGCTATGGCGGCTGGGGCTTTGAGGGGTGAAGAACTCAATTCTATATTAGATGGTGCACCAGGAATTGCCCGAAATATTGAAAAATATATGGGTTGGGCGGAAGGTTCCATAAAAAGTTATGCGGAAGATGGAAAAGTAACAGCACAAGTTGTGAAAAATGCTATGCTTACTATGGCAGAAGAAACAAACGAAAAATTTAACAGTATGCCCACAACAATCAGCAGAACATTTGAAAAAATAAAGACGCTTGCACTAAAGAGTTTTACGCCCGTTTTGCAAGGGATAAACGGCTTATTCAACAACAGCAATGCAGAAAGCATACTGTATCAGTGGGGTTCGGTGTTTCAGTATATTGCGGACAGAGCGACTGTTACAATAGAAAAACTCAAAACATTGCTAAATAGTGAACAATTTCAAGCGTTTTCTAGTGATATTATGACGATATTTGCAGAAGCTGGTGCGGCGATTACTTGGGTATTTGACAATATCGTAAACGCTTTCGACTATGTTGTCACACATTGGGAAGAAGTCAAACCCGTTTTAACGGGCTTGGCGATGACAATCGGTATCGTCACGGCGGCACAATGGGCACTAAACATTGCTATGTCACTCAATCCTGCAACGCTCGTTATAGTAGCAGTAGGTGCATTGATTGTGATGTTTTACAAACTTGTTGACCATATTAACAAAGTGAAAAATACAAGCATTTCCGCAACGGGTATCATTGCGGCAGCGTTTGCTGCAATTTATGCTACAGCAAAAAATAGTGTTGTAGGTGCATGGAATTTATTTGCTGATTTCGTGAATTTCGTATATAACTTTTCCAAAAATAAAACAGAAGCGATAAAAGTGTTGTTTTTTGACTTGGGAGATGATATACTTGCAAGTTTTCAAAATGTGATACAAGGGCTTTTATCTGTTACAAGTCACATACCGAAATTATCTTTTATTACAGAAGGGCTTGAAAAAGCGGATAACTTTTTGACAAGATGTAGAAATACGGCACAAGATTTATCACAACAAGCAAAAAATAAAATGGATTGGGAGGAGTTTATACCAAGATTTGGCTATACGAATGTTACCGAATTGGTAGAAACAGTATACCACAAAATTGCTGATTTTGGGGCAGGTTTTGGGGAATATATGGAGGATTTTAACCCTTTTGAAGGGGTAGAAAGTATGAATGGCTTGCTTGAGGGCATATTGAAAAATACACAAAATATGTCAAAAGATACTAGTAGTATAAAAAGCAATATGGAAATGGACAAAGAGGATTTGGAGTTTATAAGGACAATGGCAAATATCAAATATGGTGATAAATATATTATGCCTCAAGTGAAAATTGAAATGACAAACAACAACACAATACAAAATAATATGGATTTAGACGGCTTTTTTAATAAAAAAGTGGAAGAGATGGCAAATATTGTACAAATGTCGGCGGAAGGAGTGCATATATAATGTATCAATACTATATAGACGGTGTACTACTACCCGTTGCCCCAAGTGCTATGGACACAAGTATCAACAACAATAATACCACAATAAAGTTGTTGAATGGTGAAGAAATTAACATCATAAAAAAGGTGGGGCTGTCTGATGTTTCATTTACGGCACTTTTGCCAAACAAAGAATATCCCTTTACAATATATGAAGGCGGCAGTTTTCAAAATGCAAAATATTATTTGGATTTATTTGAAAGGCTTAAAAAATCACAAAAGCCTTTTTTGTTTTTGGTGATAAGAACAGACGAAAGCGGTAATGTCGTTTATAGGGGCGGTGACGACGAGGACAAAGAGCCGTATTACACATTGGAAGAATACACCATAAAAGAAAATGCAGAAGAATATGGCACGGATTGTGGTGTGGAATTGTCATTAAAACAGTATAGAAGTTATGCTACTGCAACGGGCAGTATACAAATAGACCAAAATAGTCAAACCGCTACCCTAACACAAAAAAGAGATAGCACTTCAAAAAAAACAGCAAAAAGTTACACGGTTCAAAAAGGCGATACACTATGGAATATCTGCAAAAAAGAATTGGGTGACGGTGCAAAATATCAAGAAATTGCACAAAAAAACAGTATTACTACACCAAACAACATACAGGTAGGACAGGTGATACAGTTGGAGTAAGGGGGTATAATAGTAATGCTACCACAAAATAACAACTTGTTAAATCGTGGCATTGAGGTAAAAAGTAATGCTTCTAAAACGTATTATATTGACTTTAAAAAACAGAAAATGACAGGTATGACAGATGGTTTAGAGGCTTTAAAACAAGCTATCTATTTGATACTTAGTATCGAAAGGTATGATTATGTAATATATAGTTGGAATTACGGTATAGAACTAAAAGATTTGTTCGGAAAGCCTACAACATACGCTTGTGCGGTGTTACCTAGTAGAATAAAACAAGCATTACTGCAAGATGACAGAATAAAAAATGTATATGATATTGTCACAAAAGCAGAGGGAGAAACGGTTTTTGTAAAATTCACAGTTGATAGTGTTTTTGGAGCGTTTGAACAGGAGGTGAAGTACATTGTATGAACATATGACATTTGAAAAAATAATAAAAGATATGCTTGATAAAGTGCCAAATACGCTGGACAAAAGAGAGGGAAGCGTACTATATAATGCCCTTGCACCTTCTGCTGTAGAATTGCAAAATGCCTATATCGAAATGGACAACATACTAGATATGGTATTTATAGATACTACAGAAGGTGTTTTTCTCACTAAAAAATGTCACGAAAGGGGAATTGAAAGACTACCCGCTACCAATGCTATATGTAAAGGGGAATTTAACATTGATGTGCCTATAGGTAGTCGTTTTTATTTGGAGGGGCTACATTATACTGTTATAGAAAAAATGTCACAAAATGTTTTTAAATTGCAGTGCGAAACTTCTGGAGAAAAAGGCAATCACCTACTAGGAAATATGATACCAGTGGAGTACATACAAAATTTGACAAGTGCTGTACTAACAGAAGTGCTTATTTCTGGTGAAGAAGTAGAAAGTGACCAAAGCTTACGACAAAGATATTATGATAGTCTTTTTGGGCTTGCTTTTGGTGGAAATATTGCAGATTATAAGCAGAAAGTGTTGCAAATGCAAGGTGTTGGAGCGGTGAAGGTGTACCCCACTTGGCAGGGCGGCGGTACAGTAAAGCTAGTGATACTTACATCAGAATACAACGCCCCTAGTCAAGAATTGGTGGATATGGTACAGACAGCAATAGACCCTACACAAAATCAAGGACAAGGCTTGGGATTAGCACCTATTGGACACGTTGTGACGGTGGTAGGGGCAGAAAAAACGACAGTAAATGTCGCCGCTCATATCACATATCAGAATGGTTATTATTTCGATAGAATACAAGCGGCACTTCAAAATACTATTGACGATTATTTTAAACAGCTTAATGAAAGTTGGGGAAATGAGAAAAATTTAGTGGTGAGAGTGTCACGAATTGAAAGCCGTATATTGGATTTAGAGGGCATATTAGATGTAAGTGATACAGAACTAAATGGGCAAATGAGAAATATTGAAATTGACGAAAACAATATTGTAATAAGGGGGCAGGTGTATGACAAGAGAAGTTGATTTGTGTCAGTATTTGCCAGAAGTGATAAGAAATGTAAGAGAATATCAAGTGTTGTGCAATGTAGAAAGTCCACAAGTCAATGCACTGTGGAAGGCTCTTGAAGTCGTTTTTGATAATGGCTTTTTAGAAAGTTTGACAGAATATGGCTGTAAACGTTGGGAGGACATATTGCAATTAAATGCGTCCGATACAGATACATTAGAAATCAGAAGAAAAAATATTTGGATAAGGCTCAACGAAAATTTGCCTTATACATGGAAAAGACTTGTAATGCTTATGGATAGTATATGCGGTGAAAATGGCTACACTATGACATTGTACCACAATGATTATTTTTTAGACGTTTCAATACAACTCACAGAGCAAAATTTAGAAAGCCACATTGTCAAACAAGTGCTTGAAATGTTCGAAAGGGTACTGCCAGCGAATATTGAATACATTAAGAAATTTCGATACGATGCAGAGGATACAAGTGTAAAGGTAGGTGGCACTACTGTAATAGCACAAGTTGTTGATGTGCTACCACTTATGCCCTCAAGCTATGAAAATCAAGCAGAATTGTATACAGATGGCGTGGTGTGTGTGGGATTGAGTGCGGAAATAAAGGAGGGATAGTATGGCAGAACAAAAATATTATAC